CAGAGGAATACCCAAAGCCTCTGGTTGCAAACTTCATTGACGTAGCAGCACGAGATCTAGCAGAAGCAATGGCACCACTGCCATCCTTTAACTGCTCAGCAACCAATATGGTTTCAGATGCAGCACGGAAAGCTGCAGATACTAGAACTCGTATTGCAAACTTTTATGTAACAAACTCTGACCTACAACTGCAGATGTACACAGCAGCAGACTGGTATAACACCTACGGTCTTGGTATCGCTATGGTTGAGATGGACTTTGAGGATAACAACCCTCGTATCCGTATGCTCAATCCATTCGGTACATACCCAGAGTTAGATCGTTATGGTCGTGTTATGTCTATATCTCAGGTCATCGTTACCGATGCAGAGACACTAGCGGCACAATACCCAGAGTATTACGATTTGATTCTAGGTAAGAATCAGTATGCTCTGTCTTCTCCTTATATCTCAATGGTTAAGTACCACGATAAAGAACAAGACCTATTGTACTTACCAGAGCGTAAGAACTTAGTTCTATCACGCACACCTAACATTTTAGGTAAGGCAATGGCATCTGTCGTAATGCGTTCTTCACTTGATGGTGAAGCACGTGGACAGTTTGATGATGTTCTATCTGTACAGTTAGCTCGTGCTCGCTTTGCAGTATTGCAGATCCAAGCAGCAGAAAAATCTATCCAAGCACCTATTGCTATCCCACAGGATGTGCAAGAGTTGGCACTTGGTCCAGATTCAATTATGCGTTCTGCTAACCCACAAGGTATTCGTCGCGTTCCACTAGAACTACCACCTGGAGTCTTTACAGAATCTGGTGTATTAGAACGTGAACTACGCCTCGGTGCTCGTTACCCTGAATCTCGTTCAGGTAACATTGACGCATCAGTTGTTACAGGCCGTGGTGTGCAAGCATTACAGGCTGGCTTTGACACACAGATCAAGGCAGCACAGGCACAGTTTGCTCGTATGTTCCAAGAACTTATCTCAGTATGCTTTGAAGCAGATGAGAAAATATTTGCTGGTATTCCAAAGACCATCAAGGGTTCAGATGATGGAACGCCTTACGTTCTAAAGTACACACCATCTCGTGACATCAAGGGTGAGTACGGCGTAGATGTACGCTACGGAATTATGTCTGGTATGGATCCAAACCGTGCCATCATTGCTTTACTACAAATGCGTTCAGACAAGCTCGTATCTCGTGACTATGTACGTCGTGAGATTCCAATGGACTTGAATGTTACGCAGGAGGAACAACGTGTTGATATCGAAGAAATGCGCGATTCTTTGCGCGTGGCTGTTGCTCAGTATGCTCAAGCCATTCCAGCCCTTGCAGCGCAAGGTCAAGACCCTAGTGAGATTATCACCCGCATTGCATCTGTTATCCAAGGTCGGCAAAAGGGCCAATCGCTAGAGAGCACAATCGAAAAAGCATTTACACCAGAACCACCACCTCCAGCCCCAGAGATGCCACCAATGGCACCAGGTATGGAACAACAACTTCCAGCAGCAGGAGCGGCCCCCGCCCCAGCCTCAGCGCAACCTCCACAAGAACAAGGTGGTATGGCCCCTGCTGCTGGTCAACGTCCCGACATAGCCCAACTACTAGCTGGTATTACCGGCGCAGCATAATCAGAGGAGGTGTAAATATGAATAAAGGATCACGTGCAGCAGCTCCAATGGCTAAGCCAAAGGAAGGCAAGATGGATACTTCAAGGCCAGCAGGCGGCAAGGTATTCTTCGGAATGACTCCAGCAGGTCGTAAAGGATCAGCAGTAAAAAAGGGGTAATAACTTTTAATGAGAGGTGTACTGGGCGATGAAAGATGATAATTATATTCCTCGTCCAGTACGCTTACTCGATCTTGTTGTAGTAGGCGTAGGCTTTATACACAACATAGCTTCATCTATTGAAACCTTAACAGGTGAACTAATGGAGTTAGCAATTTATCAATCAAATCATCTTACTCAAACCAACAGGGCTTGGGAAGATATGGCAACAGACTTAGAAAAATTAGAGGAGGACAAACAGTGAGTATGATGAATCCACTGGCTGGACCAGCAGGCCCAGGTAAGTTCTCTACACGTACCGATAAGTTAGAACTAGGTTCCACAGCATACGGCGAAGGCGTTGAGACACAGGCTATTAAGTCAGGTGCTCCGCTAGCCAATACTCCAGATACACGTCCTGCTCGTGCAGGCGATGTACGCGAAGCTGCAGCACAAGGACCAATAACAGAATTATACGCACCAACACAACGTCCAGGCGAGCCAATTACAGCAGGTGCTGACATTGGTGATGGACCAGGTTCTAATGCACTAATGATGCAAAAGGCTATTACTAGAAACTCTGACATATTAGCAAAGATGTTGCCATTTGACACAGATGGATCTATTGCCATCTTGTATCAGCAGGCCGTTGCGCGAGGTGACTAGAGTTGGCTAATCTCAATGCCGCTGCTAGCGCTGCAGGTTTAACTCCTGCAGAAAGAAAAGAAATGGAAGCGTTAAGTAAAACGCTATCTGTTCACCGTGAACTTTCTAACCTACCTTCTAAGGTTGCACAACAGGCTTACTCATTAAAAAGCCCTGCACAACAAGAAGCATTAAGACGAGTAGCAGGAACAGAAGATCCAATAGTTAAGCCACAAAGTGGTTGGCTAGGCACTGCTTGGAATTATACAGGCGGAGCGCTACTGCAAGGTCTACAAGAAGTATCTGATTTTTCTACACGTCTTTACCGTACTGGTGCTATTGCAGTTATGGAAGGCAAGAACTTAGGCGATGCTTGGACTACATCTAACGATAAGGGCGACAAGGTATTTAATCCAGGTCGCATCCAAAACGCTACAACTAAGTTTGGTAATGACCGTATGCAGGTTGCAATGCGAGTTGCAGCTGGAGAGAAGTTAAGTGAGATTGCCTCATCTGGCACAGAAGCACAACGCCAGATTGCAGCCATTGCTGCACAGAACAAAGATAATTTATTTCAGGATGCACTAGATGCAGCACAAGCTGCTAAGTACTCTCCTGGTCGTCAAGTAGCAAACCTTATTACTCCAGAGCAACTTGAAGGTTCAGGTTTCTTTTACCGTGCAGTATCAGGTGCAGTAGATGCTGCATACCGTATCTTTGCAGACCCACTCATTCTTGCTGGTAAAGCAAAGCGTGCAGTAGATATCTCTCGTTATTCATTAGATGTTGTTGTCGGTGGTAATAAGGTTGAAGAAGTCTTCACAAGACCACAAGTTGTTAACTTCTGGAACTCATACGGTGCAGATCTTGGTGCATACAAGAAGGCTGTTGACTCTGGCTTAACTAAAGAAGCAGTTGCTATTAAGCAACGTCTTACAACAATTGCTCCAGAGTTCGGTGATCCAGTAATTAAGTCATTCCTTAATGCAGATGTAGCTGTTACAAATGCAGATACTGCTAAGGCGTTCTTCTTGAACGCAAAGCAGACAGAAGAAATGATGAAGGGCCAGATTGGTCGCAAGCGTGTAATGATTCCACGCCTAGATCCAATACGCAAGGCACGCATTACAACTGTAACTACAGCAAATAGATTTTTTAACCTAGATAAAATTGGTCCTAGATTTGTAGATGACCTTTATTTCGGTGGCGCATCAACTGATGACGGTATCGCAAAGGCAGTCATTGACGGTCAAGAAACTATTATCAATACAGTCAAGGCTAATCGTGAAGCCAAAGGCACAGCACGTATGTCAATGGCACAGGTTCAGTATCGCATTGACCGATTCAAGGCTAAGTTTACACAAGTGCCTATGTTTCAAGATGACCTCTTTGATGTTACCTCCAAAGACGGTGCATCATTGGTTTATCGCTATGCACGATTGGTTCTTCCAAAGAATGAATCTAAGTTAATCGCACAAGCATTTGATAATGCTGAAGTAGGACGTAAGAAGGAAATCTTTTACGGAATACAATCAACTATCGCTGATATTCGCGGGTTGAATGTAACCAAAGAAGGTAAGGTTATTGCAGATCAGTTAAAGTCTTCACCTAAGCGTGAGTTTGCTGTAACAGATCCACGCACTGGATACAATCCAGCAGCTTTACCAGATGGTGAGCAGGTTGGTCTTATCTTGTCTGACCTATCAGACTACGTATCTACACTAAGCGTACGCGATATTGACCGTACGGCATCACGTTCAGGTATTATCCAGAACATTGCAGGTCTTGCTCACTCTAACTGGGTTGAGAAGATGACAACTGGTTGGTCATTCTTAACACTTGCCGGTCCTCGTTACGCTATCCGTAACGCAACAGAAGATTTAATGGTCCACCTTGCAATTGGTGAATCACCATTTGGTTTAGTCAAGGCACGTACCTTATCAACAAGACTACGTACTGCTCGTCAGGTTGAAGAAGGTATTACCAAACTAGATAAGATGGCACAAAACCCACTAGGTGGAGTTATTCGTTTTGTTAATAGAAAAGAAGCAGAGCATTACACACAGGCTATTACAGCAGCACAAGGTGATGTAGTTAAGATCCGCCAGATTACTGCAGAGGCTTTGAATGAAGGCAAACTTGCACGCTTCTATAAGCAGACAGGTTTAGGAAAGTTTGAACCTAATGACCGCAAGTACCTGCAAGAGCAGATTCTCTTTGGTGACCTAGACAATGCCCTTATGGATGTTGTCGAAGGTGGGAAAAACGCCTTTACTGGTGTTGATACCTTTACACGTACAGTAAACTTTGCTCGTAAGAACAATGTTCGTACAGCAGAGCTAAGTTACAACCTACCAAAAGGTAAGTTTGCACGTGCCAAGGGTGCTAAGGCTTATACTTCTATGGCACCACTTGCTAATGAAGCAACTCAAGTTGCTTGGGCAATGCGTATTGGGTACTACTCAAACGATAGACTAGGACGTATTGCAGTTGCAAACCTTTCAGATGATGCAGAAGGTACAGCAGCTGCAATTGGTAAGATCAACACTTGGCTTAATGACCCAGCAAATGCTAAGCAAGTTGCAGCATTTCGTATGGAAGAGCGTGGCATTAGTACTGAAGAGCACGCTAAGCGCATCTATGATGCAGCAAAACAGTTATTTGTTAAGAAGGATGGCAGCCTTAACCAAGACTTGCTATCTAAGGTACGTACATTTGACGATAACCTAGGCGAGTTCCGCATTACTGGTAAGTTAGGTCTTGACGATCTACCTAAGAACATTGATGATGTGCCAGAGTACATTGTTGGGCCACAGTTGGTTCCTATCACAGATACTGGTAACTACACCACATCCATTATGGAGTGGGGTTGGGACTGGTTAGGTGAGGCTAACGCCCGTCTATCACGTGAACCTATGGTTCTATCTGAGATGGTTAAGTTGCGTAAGCAATTTGATGACTCTGGATTTGAAAAGGCTTTCATTGCATCTTACAAGCGTGGCATCACAGACGAGACAGCACTTGCTAAGGCAGAGTTTAATGCACGTACTAAGTTGGCAGAGATCGTAGAAGACAGAGCAAGATTGCAAACTCTTGCCTATGTTGATAATCCTGCAGTGCAGAGCCAGTTAGCGTTTTCAATTCGTAACTTTGCACGTTTCTATCGTGCCACTGAAGACTTCTATCGCCGTATGTACCGCGTTGTGCGCTACAACCCAGAGGCTATTGTCAAAGCAAGCCTTACTTATGAGGGTGTAACACACTCAGGTTGGGTACAATACGACGATCAAGGTGAGCCATACTTCATCTACCCTGGTACACAGTATGTTTACAAGGCTGTTCAGGGTGCAATGACAGCATTAGGCGTACCAGCAGAGTTTAAGACACCATTTCCGGTGGAGTTTGGTGCTAAGTTGAAGATGATTACACCATCTTTGAACCCAGAGTCAGCAGTTCCAACTCTTGCTGGTCCACTATCAGGCTTTTCTATCAAGGTTGCAACTAACCTAGTTAACATCTTTAGCCCAGGTGCTGCAGATCGTATGACAACTACGCTATTAGGTAAGTATGCACAGGACCAACCAATGGTTTCAGCGTTCTTGCCAGCACACGTTAACCGTATCTATTCAGCAATGAATAAAGATGAACGCGATGGTCAGTACGCATCAGCAATGCGTAAGTCTATGACTTATCTTGAGGCATCAGGCAACGGACTTGTACAGCGTTTTGATGAGAATGATAATCCTATTCCATTTAGCGCAGCTGAACTAGAAGAATATCGCGTGCGTTTGAAGAACACTACGCTAGGTATCCTAGGTATGCGTGTTGTGTATGGCTTTACTGCACCAGCAACTGCTCAGATTCAACTTAAGTCTGAGATGGCTGACTGGGTACGCGACAATGGTGAAGCATCATTCAAGCAAACTTGGTATGGAATACTCGATAAGTATGGCGATTACGATACTGCAATGGCAGAATGGGTCAAGCGCTATCCAGATCAAATGCCATTTACTGTCTCTGAATCAGAGCGTTCAACTGTTGCATACTTCCGCTACGCAGAAGAATCAGGCAACTTTGTTGATAAGAATGAAAAGTTGTTTAAGCAATACCCACAAGGTGCAGCCTTCTTGATTCCTCACAAGGCTGGTTACTCTTGGGATGCGTACAAGACTATGACTGATATGGGTCTTCGTAAGAACAAGGCTGTATCTGACTTTATGCGTGAGGTGCAGACTGCTTCAGATATGCAGGTCTACTATGAGAAGAAGAATAATTACGAGGAGAATCTTAAGGCTGTTGGTACAGACTTTGAGCGTTCACAACTTCGTAGAGAGTTCCAAGACTGGGCAACAGTGTACAAGGCTGGTCGCCCATTAGTACAGGAAGAACTGTCTCAAGGTGGTAAGAAAGCCATTGAACGTATAAAGGCACTTAACGATTTGCAGAAGATGCTTAACGAAGAGGCAGCATACAAAGCAGCTCCTGCAACAACAAACAAGTTGCGTGAGATGATGGATCTTTACAACTCATACAAGAGTACTAAAGAACAGTTTGAAGGTTTTGGTGGTAGCCAATTCCTTATCAATATGAATAAGGAAGAAACAATTATCAAGATGCGTGAACTTTCAGAGTTTAATGAGAACACACAGAGTGCATATAACGTGCTCTTCGGTAGATTGTTAGGAGACTAAATTGGTAGCAAGAACGCCAGATCAGGCACGTCAATCTGCAACACCGATGCCTACTGTTATGCCTGAGCAAAGCAGTGGCACATCTCCTCAATCAGATTACACACAATTCCTATCTTTGGTTGCAAAGAATCCTTCATTAGTTACTGGCTATTCTAAGTTACTTAAGTCTGCTGGTTACTACAAGGGCAAGATTACCGATAAGTACACACCTGCTCTACAGAAAGCATTTACTAGGGCTGAAGAAGATCGTCTGCTTATTAGTGCTGCACGTCCTATGACTCGTGATGAGTTTCTTCAAGATACTATTGATCTTGGTGGTATAGATGGTGGTGGCAATGATGGCCCAAACATTCGTAAAGACATACGTATCTTTGACGATTCAACTGCCAGAACTCTTATCAATGCAGTGCTTGAAGATGCCATTGGGCGAGGTGCCACAAAAGAAGAACTAAAGAAGTACACACTGGCCTTACAAAAGGCACAGAAGGCAGCACCTACTGTTACTACATACTCAACTGCTGGCGATGTACAGACAGCTACCACCACTGGTGGCATTAACGAGGAACAATTCTTGATTCAACAAATTGCAGGAACAGATGAGGCTAAGGCCAACAAGGTCTTCAACTACTACGATGCTTTTAAGACTGCGTTAGGGGTACGCTAATGGCTAATGCAGTCCAAACTAAACTACAAAAAGTATCTGGTGAGTACAGCGCTAAAGTTAAAGAGATGCGTGAACTCAAGGAGTCACTACGCAAACCTTTTGTTACAGATGCTGAAGCAAAAGTTATCAATACGCAAATTAAACAACTTGATAATGAACGCTTAAGAATAAACACAGAATTAACTAAACTTACCAAGATAGCAAAGACTGCTGAAGAATACTTAAAACTTAATACTAAACTTAAGGATCTTGAGGCTTCAATCAAGAAGGCTGAAGCACGTGGTGAAGATACAACTTCATTTAAGCAACAAAGAAATGCTGCAACAACTCGCCTTAATACAATCTCGCCAGATGTTGAGCAAAATTTTCCTGAGATCAAGGTAGCAAAGCCTACGACAGCAGCTCCTGCACCTACTGCTGGACCAACAGGACCTGCAGCAACTGCTCCAACGCCAGGAACTCCTGCGGTAACCACGCCACCACGCACACCAGCAACAGGAACACCTCCTGCAAAGCCTTCTGCTAAAACACCTAAGCCCAAGCCAGGTGCTCCAACACCTACGCCTACAGCAAAAAAAGCATTAACAATTGATGAAATCATTGATGCAGTGGCTAATGAGTATGGTTCAATTGACACAATCTTTAAGACAGATACAGGGCTACAGGCACTATTACGTAAAGCCATTGGTAAAGATGGCGTTCCAAATACAGACGATGACCTAACAGTAGACCAGTTTACTAATGAACTTGAGAACACTGATTGGTTTAAGACTAATGCTAGCGCTGTGCGCCAGCGTGGATTCTACAAGCGTCAGTTTGATGACCTTGTTAAAAAGGGTGGCAAACTAGAAGATCTTTACAAGACAACTGAGTATGGTCGTGGCCTTAAGTTTACACAGCAAGTCATTGCAGATGAAATCAAGAAGGTGGGAGCAACTCTTACCCCAGAAGAGATAGATCTAATATCTCGTGATATCTATGACCTTGGCTACGAAAACCAGAAGGCAATTGTATCTCAGCGCATCCGTGCAAAGATTGCATACAAGCCTGGCGGAATAGTAGGCGGTGAAGCAGGAGAGAATCTTGCTGACTTGAGAAAGACTGCCAAGGCAAATGGACTTGACCTAGAAAAGAACTTTGGTTCTAGTATCCAAGGATGGCTACAAAATCTTGCACAAGGTGAGTCTGTTGAAACCTTTAAGCAGATCATTCGTAGCACAGCAAAGTTAGGACTACCTGAAAAGGTGTCGTCTTTACTTGACCAAGGCGTAGACCTTGACACTATTTACAACCCATATAAGAGACTTATGGCATCTGTACTAGAAATTAACCCAGAGACTATTAGCCTTGATGACCAAGTACTTCGCAGTGCTATCGGTCCTGATAAGGAAATGTCCTTGTATGATTACCAGAAGATGTTAAGAAAAGACAACCGTTGGCAGTTTACTAATCAAGCTAAAGAAGAAGTATCTGACACAGCACTTAGAGTCCTTCGTGACTTTGGATTCCAGGGGTAAAGATGGCACGCAAAGATAGAGATATGCCAGATGGCGCTAACACTCCAACATCTTTTTCAACTGTAGATGAGCAAACAAAAGCACAGGCAATGCGTGCTGCACAAGCAACTCCTGCTCCTGTAGAAGATGATTCTTACTTTACTAAAGTTCTTGCTAGCGGTAAAACTCAAGCACAGATTGATGCTCTTCGTGGAGCATATGATACAGCAGATGTTATTCGCCAACAGTCTCCAACGAAGACATCAACGGTAGATAGAGCAACCGGTAAAGTTGTTACAACTGCTAGACCTTCATTTACACCTGCAGTTACGCCAACTTCAGCAACAACATACACAGCAAGTGATGGAACCAAATTTACAGACGCACAGGCTTATTCAACTTACCAAGCATCTCTTAATCTTAAGGCAACTGCTGCAACAACAGCTGCACAAGAAGCAGCACGTGTTGCTGAAGAGAAGCGTCGCCAAGGACAATCTGCATATTCATTACTGTTTTCAGAGTTTGAACGTTATGGTATGGGTGCTCTAGTAGAACCACTTAAGCAGTTTATTCAAGATGGCATATCACCTTCAGAGTTTACTTTGCGCTTGCGCGAGACAGATGCTTACAAGAAACGCTTTGCTGCTAATGCACAGCGTATTGGTAAAGGACTACGTGCTTTATCTGAAGCAGAGTATATTACTATGGAAGATCAATACCAGAATGTAATGCGTCAATATGGCTTGCCTGATACCTATTACACTCGTGGAGAGATGGGTCGTCAAGAAGGGTTTGAGAAGTTTATTGCAGGAGATGTATCTGCGGTAGAACTAGAAGACCGTATCTCTACTGCACAAAAGCGTGTACTCAATGCTAATCCAGAAGTTACTACAGCGCTCAAGCAGTTCTATCCTGATATTACTAATGCTGATATCTTGGCTTACACACTTGATCCTAAGAACGCTATTGAGAATATCAAGCGTAAGGTAACAGCTGCTGAAATTGGTGGAGCTGCAATTCAATCAGGACTACAAACTGGTGTATCTCGTGCGGAACAACTAGGCGCTGCTGGTGTTACTAAAGATACAGCAGAAAAAGGATTTGGAACTATTGCTGGTGGACTACAACGTGGTTCACAACTTGCTTCAATCTATGGAGAAAATCCATACACACAGACAACAGCAGAACAAGAAGTCTTTGGACTTGCTGGAAAGACAGAAGCAGAGAAGCAACGCAAGAAGTTAACAGGACTAGAAAAGGCTACCTTCGGTGGTCAGACTGGTCTAACAAGTGGAGCCTTAGCACGAGATCGTGCTGGCGCTTACTAAATAAAAGCCTGCCACTAGAACGACTGGCCTAGTGGAGCGACAACAA